AAATTATATCATTGTAGATAATGAGGATGGTACATATTCCGCTTATGTAAATTATGGAGTGTTTGAAAGTAAAGAAGATGCAGAACAAAGTTTGCAATACATTATGGATCTTATGGGTTTTAAATTACAACCTCAGATAACTTATCACTAATGAATGTATTAATAAAATCTATTACAGATATTAAACCTTACGCTAGAAATCCTAGAAAAAAGAAAAACTTAGATAAGGTAGTTCAAAGCATTAAACAATTTGGTTGGCAGCAGCCTATCGTAGTAGATAGAGCAGGAGTGATTGTTGCAGGTCATTCCAGATATGAAGCAGCTAAGATATTAGAATGTAAAGAGATACCAGTGCTGATTGCTGATCTATCCCCTGAAAAAGCAAAAGCATATAGAATAGCAGATAATAAAACAAATGAGTATAGTGAATGGGATTTTTCCTTATTAAACAAAGAATTTACGGACTTGCTAGATATCAATATGGATTTAGAGATCACAGGGTTTGATACTAAAGAACTTGAAGATTTCTTTACATTTGATAAAGAGGATGATGTAGCCAAGATTAAGACAGAGAAAAGCTGCCCTAATTGCGGTACAAAATTAAAATAGAGTACACTCTACTCATAAAGAGGGAAACAAAATGGCAAGACCAAAGGTATATGATATCAAAGGGGAGGAAGTTCAAAAACTAGCATCTTATGGATGCACAAATAAAGAAATAGCAGATTTTTATGGATGTAGTGCAGACCTTATTGAAAAGAGTTATTCGGAATTTACAACAAAAGGCAGAAGTATGGTTAAAATACGTTTAAGACAACTCCAATTAAAAGCAGCAGAGAATGGATCAGCAGCAGTTTTAATATGGTTAGGCAAACAAGTTCTAGGTCAATCAGATGGTGGTAAAATGGCAGATGATGATCAACCTTTAGCATGGTCAGTTGATTAATGGTAAAAGTAGTAAAAGATCCTAAAAAAAATAAATTTCATAAAGGCAATCCCAAAGATGGGAAACATTATTGGCTAACTCCTAAATATTTATACGAATCATTAGATAATGAATTTAATTTTGATTTTGATCCATGCCCATATCCCAAACCAGACGATTTTGATGGATTGACTAACGAATGGGGAAATTCAAATTATGTAAATCCTCCTTTTGGATCAATAATTCATGAAGGTAAAAAAAAAGGTGCTACTGCATGGGTTAGAAAAGCATTAAAAGAGCATGAAAAAGGCAAAGATGTAGTTTTTGTGTTTCCTATTGATAAATGGATATTAATGTTAATTGAAGCAGGTGCAGAGATAAGAAATTTAAAAGATGTTAAATGGTGTTCTATTGAAGATGGAACTGCAGGTAAAGGACTTGGAAGGCATATAGGTTGTTTTATTTTGAAAAGTAAAAAAAGTGCCGCTAAGTAAACCCCAAAAAGAAATATTAAATTGTGATAAGCGTTTCAGAGTATTAATTACTGGTAGAAGATTTGGTAAGACGTTTCTATGTGTTCAAGAAATAGCTAAATTTGCTAGATATCCTAAAAAGAAAGTTTGGTATGTAGCACCCACTTATCGTATGGCTAAAGACATTGTTTGGAATGATCTAGTGGATAGAATGGTCAAACATAAATGGGTAAGTAAGATTAATCATAGTGATCTAAAGATTATCTTAAAAAATGGTAGTGAGATATCCCTGAGAGGTGCAGATAACGAGAATAGCCTGAGGGGTGTTGGATTAGACTTTCTTGTCATGGATGAATTTGCGGACATAAAAAGTCACGCTTATACGGAAGTGCTTAGACCAACCTTGTCTGATAAGGGAAGGATGGGTGCGGCTCTATTCTGTGGAACTCCAAGAGGATATGGCAACTGGTCATACAATCTATTTACTAGAGAGAAAGATGACGACCAATGGGCATCATTTCAGTTTACTACACTAGAAGGCGGTCAGGTATCTAAACAAGAAATAGAACAAGCCAAATCTGATCTAGATGAAAGAACATTTAAACAAGAATATGAAGCATCATTTGTTAATTATGCAGGTCAGATTTATTACAACTTTGATAGAAAAGATAATGTCATAGATAAATACACTCCTCAAACGGCAGAAATACACATAGGCATGGACTTCAATATTGATCCCATGAGTGCCGTAGTATCAGAGATTATAGGCAACAAGATTATTGTTTATGATGAGATAGTGATTTACTCATCCAATACTGATGAATTAGTACAAGAGATAAATGCAAGGTACAAAGATAAGCACATCTATGTTTATCCTGATCCTGCTGCCAAGCAAAGAAAGACATCCGCAGGTGGCGTGACGGATTTAGCCATCTTGAAAAATGCAGGATTTAATTTAAGAGTTAGAAATACACATCCACTTATTAGAGATAGGATTAATGCAGTGAACACTAAATTGAAGAACGCAAATGGAGTTAGAACTTTATTTATTGCTAATCATTGTAAAAATGTGCTAAAAAGCATTGAAAGACAAATTTATAAGGAAGGCACGACCATACCTGATAAAGATAACAATTATGATCATATGAATGACGCATTAGGATATTTAGTGGAATATTTATACCCTGTAAGAAGGGATTTTAAACCTAACAAACCCCAGAGGTGGAGTTAATGGCATTATACAGTAGAGAATTTTTGACATCCAGACATAAGCACTATCAAGAAAAGTTTAAGGATTGGCATTTCCATTTAATGTCATATTTGGGTGGTCAGGACTATCAAGAAGGATATCAACTTAATAGATATATTTTAGAAACTGATGAGGAGTATCTAAAACGAGCAGAGAATACTCCGATAGATAACCACTGTAAGAATGTGGTGCAGATTTATACTTCATTCCTATTCAGAGTTCCACCTACAAGAGATTATGGATCATTACAGGGTGATCCGCAGCTAGAGAGTTTTATCAATGATGCAGATTTAGACGGAAGATCATTTAACAATGTGATTAGAGAAATGCAAGTGAACGCATCTATCTATGGTACTTGTTGGGCAATCCTAGATAAACCTGCCGTACAAACACAAACCAGAGCAGAAGAACTACAATTAGACATCAGACCATACATCAGTCTTTATACCCCTGAGAATGTCTTAAACTGGGATTTTGAGCGTAGTATAAATGGTAAGTATGTTTTAACCAGATTAGTTCTATTAGAAGATTTATTTGATGATGTAGCAACCATTAGAGTATGGACTAATGAGGATATCACTACTTACAGACTAAAAGATTATACCAAAGGATATTCTACATCTAAACCTATGCTAATAGATGAGATGCCTAATATGCTAGGTAAAGTTCCTGCCGTAATTTTATATAACCAGAAATCTCAGCGTAGAGGTATTGGTATATCTGATCTTAATGATGTGGCAGAACTACAGAAAGCTATTTACAATGACTATTCCGAGATTGAGCAATTAATCAGATTATCTAATCACCCTTCATTAGTGAAAACACCTAATGTAGAAGCTAGTGCAGGTGCAGGATCTATTATTGAAATGCCTGAGGATTTAGATAGCAACTTAAAACCTTATCTCATTCAACCTTCATCACAGTCATTAGATGGTATTATGAACAACATCAATATGAAGGTAGAAGCCATTAATAGAATTACACACATGGGAGCAGTCAGAGCCACTCAGGATAGAGTTCAGTCTGGTATCGCTCTCCAAACGGAATTTCAGCTTTTAAATGCAAGACTTTCAGAAAAGGCGGACTACTTACAGAACGCAGAAGAACAGATTTGGAAGTTATTCGCAGAATGGCAAAACCAAACATTTGACGGAGAGATCATTTACCCAGATAGCTTTAATTTGCGCGACTATGCCAGTGATCTACAATTCCTACAAGCAGCTAAAGCATCTGGTGTTCCTTCAGATACCTTTGCTAAAGAAGTAGATAAACAGATTGCTAGAGCCGTAGTAGATGATGATGAAAAGATTAATACGATTGATAGTGAGATAGATGCGAAATCAGCACCTATTGGTCAATTCTCAACTCCAACTATTGAGGGTGAAGAAATAGAAGAATAATGGCATTAAGTAATCAATATAATTTTCCATTAGGATTATCTATTCAAAAAGGATTAGTAGAAAACTACTCAGGAATAAATAAGTTTGGATTAAATACATCAGTTGGTAGTTCATTTGAAACTATTTGGGATGGTGATAATACATACAGTTATCCTTCAAGTGCAGGTACGGCAACTGCTACAAGTTCAGATACAGGATCAGATAATACAGGAACTGTAGAGATACAGGGATTAGATAGTAATTATGATCTGGCTACTGAAACATTAACTATTGGAGGCGCTGCAGGATCAACCAGTTTTATTAGAGTATTTAGAGCCGTAATGAAAACCGCTAATACAGGCACTTCAAATGTAGGTACTATTTCAATAACAGTATCATCAACAACAGTGGCGCAGATTAGACCTACTTATGGTCAAACTCTAATGTGCGTTTATACAGTACCAAGAAAATATAACGCTTATCTAATGCAGTTAGACGTAGGTAGTTCTAAAGATTTGGAAAATGAAGTTAGATTTATCACCAAAGAAATAGATAATGGTAATGTATGGAATACTAAAGCCTTTATTACGACTAGAGGTGGATTTATAGAAAAGAATTATGCAGTACCAGTCATTATTCCTGCCAAAACAGATATTGAATTAATTGCTAAAGCTAGTGCCACATCAGCAGTCAGTGGTGGATTTGAATTGATCTTGGAGAAGATTGATCAATCCTAAGGGCAAAACAGTATCTACTACTGAGTTTTATAACTGGTCACATCAGCAGCATAATCTAAAAAGATGTTTTTGCGGTGAATTTGCAAGTATCGGTTTTAATTACAAATTTGGTATGTTAGAACTATTATGTTTTAAACATTACCAAGAGAGGATAGGAAAATGCCATACGGAAAAGGAACATACGGCTCAAAAGTCGGCAGACCAAAAAAATCAGCTAAATCTTCTATGAGAAAGAAAAAGAAGAAGAAATAATGGCTACTTATAGAGGTCGTCAAGTCAAACTGAATAAACCATTCAGAACACCCAATAAAAGCAAGAAATTTGGTGTTTATGTAAAGGATAAATCCAGTGGGAATGTGAAAGTAGTGAGATTTGGCGATCCTAAAATGAAGATAAAAAAGAATATCCCTGCCAGACAAAGGTCATTTTTGGCTAGAATGGGGGGTGTTTTAAAGCAAGTCAGAGGTCAAAAGACCTTATCCCCT